TACATCAGCTTCAGCTGCTTCAAATAAAGTAATCCATTATAATACTAGTTATACTTCAGAATCTATATCTCAATATAGTTCAGCTAGTTCTGCCTATGGGGGTGACTCTAAAAACGTAACTAAATACAATCAATTAGATCATTTATTTTACAGAGACCATATTCAAAAATTTGGTTCTAAAAAAGATAAAATAGATTATTTAGATAATAGAAGAGATTTATATGAAATAGCTAATATATTATCAATTCCCTCTGGTTTATATGGTTTTAAAATTAAAAAATCATCTTTTTATTTAAGTTCAAGTATCTATGAAATAACAGATGATTCTAAAGGAAATTTAATTATAAGTGGTACTAATGTATCTAATTATCCTAATGATGTACAAGAAAATGTATTTAGATTAGATCCTATAAAAGGGTTTAAAAAATATGATTTAAGTACACATGAAGAAGATTACGTTGAAGTGACAGGAGGAGATTATATTAATGGTTTTAGAATAATTAATAAAAATTACTATAGAAGAGGACTAAAAAAAGCAACAGTTCCTTCAAATTATAGTTCTATAGAAACTTTTCCAAAAGAATATTATAAAAAAGATTTGGATGATAGTTATTTTTTAAATGAAATAAAATATGAAAATATAACTTTTGTAAAAACTAATGATTTTCCAAGTTTAAATTTTAATAGCATAGAAAGTGCTTCTATAAGAATTCCTCATAATAATAGACTTAATTTTAGTACTAATCAAGATTTTTCTATATCTTTTTATACAACCCCTGCAGCAACAGGATCAGATGGGGACATGTCCACAACAGAAAAAAGATATATTATTTCAAAAAATGGAACAGAAGTTTTTATAAATTCGGGTTCTGAACAACAAGATGTAGCAACTATTAGTCCACAGTTTCCTTATGAAATTTACATGCAAAGTCAATCTTTATTTTTTGCAAGATCTGATGGAGAAATAACACATACTATAAATGGAGAAATAACTGCTAGTGGAGGAACAGCACAAAATTTATCTCATATACTATGTCAAGTATCTTCTTCTGTTATGCAACTTTGGTTTAATGGAAATAAAATAGCTGAAACTACAAGTATTCTTAAAAAACCTACAAGAAATAAATCAGATATATTTATTGGTTCTAAGGGAATATTAACAACTTCAGATACAGGTAGTGTAGAAGGAAATAAATATTTTAATGGAAAATTAAGTAATATTAATATATGGACAAGACCCTGGAATACAACTCAAATATCTAATATATCTGAAAGTATAAATGCATCACCTTTTATTGGAAATGTATTTTATGAAAGTGGATTAGTAGCAATAACTCATCCAAAATACCAAACTATATTATCAGGTTCTACAAAACCTGGTACTATTGATACTTTACAATTTCAAGGCTCTCATTTAATATATGAGCATGAATATCAATGTACAGTTCAAGAACATGAATTTAATACAACTTTAAATTCAACTGCCCTAAATCAAACAGATTCTAATCTATATAAAATAGCTTCCTTTACAACAAGCTCTCACTTTCAACCACATGTTACTACAATAGGTCTATATAATGAAAATAATGAATTATTAGTAGTAGGTAAATTAGGACAACCTGTAAGAAAATCAGATAAAACTGATATGACTTTTATAGTTCGTTGGGATACCTAAAATATTTTTTATACATTAAGGGTTATGTGGTATTATCAAGAAAAATTAATCAATGAAATAGTTGACCTTCCTGAAGGAGCATTCGGTTTTATTTATCAAACAACTCATATTCCAACTGGAAAAAAATACATTGGTAAAAAATCTTTAATTTATAATTTAAAGAAAAAACTAGGTAAAAAGGAAAAAGCACTTTGGGAAGGAAAAGGACGACCTCCTATGTACAAACAAGTACAAAAAGAAAGCGATTGGAAAACTTATTATGGTTCACATTCTTTTATTAAAGAAGCAAACAATGAGGATTTAGAAAGAAAAATACTACAGGTGGCTTTTAATAAAAAAGAACTTACATACTTAGAATGCAAATGGCAATTTGTATTAGAGGTATTAGAAACTAATAAATATCTTAATGATAATATATTAGGTAAGTTTTACGATAGAGACTTTAAATGAAAGAAAATTTATTAAAACAATTATTAGAATCAGTTTTAGGTAAAAGTAAGTCAGCCCGTGGAGGTGAAGAAGCTGTATTTACTTGTCCTTCTTGCAACCACCATAAGAAAAAATTAACCCTAAATTTATCAACACAAAAATTCCAATGTTGGGTTTGTGGTTATAAAGGACACAGAGCACTCAAATTACTTAAAGCAGTAAGTGCATCACCAAAAGCATACGATCTTTTAAAAGAAATCGATTCCCAATACAGTTTTAAAAAACAAATTACTACCAAAACACCATCAGGTTCTTTGCATTTACCTCAAGGAGTAACGCCTATAATGTCTTCTTCAGCGATAATGTCGAAACACGCATTACATTATTTAAATCAAAGAGGAATCACACCTCAAGACGTAGTCAAGTATGATTTACATTATTGTGAACAAGGAGAATTGAAAAATATGGTTGTAATACCTTCATATGATAAAGATGGTTTTTTAAATTATTATGTTGGTAGATCATTTGATAAAAACGCATATATTAAACATAAACTTGCATCCAGTACTAAGGATATAATTGGGTTTGAAATGTATATAAATTGGGATTTACCCATAATTTTATGTGAAGGAGCATTTGATGCTATGACTATAAAACGTAATGCAATTCCTTTATTTGGTAAAAAAATTTCTACTACTTTAATGAAAAAAATTATAGAATCAAATGTTGAAAAAATATATTTAGCCCTAGATGAAGATGCTTTAAAAGATGCTTTTAAACATGCTGAAACTTTTTTATCATATGGAAAAAAGGTTTATCTTATAGAAATGGGTGATAAAGATCCATCCGAATTAGGTTTCAAATCATTTACAAAATTATTACACAAAGCAACAATATTAACTACCTCTACACTAATGAAAAAGAGGTTAGCCTTGTCATAGAGGTTCATATTTATAATAAACTATAGTTAATCAATGGCAAACATCGCATTATATCCTGGTGGATATAAACCACCCCATATTGGACATTATAAAGCAGCAAAAATAGCTACTGAACAAACAGACAAAGTTATTGTGTTTGTTGGTCCAAAAGAAAGAAATGGGATTACTCAAGATATGTCTGTCAAATTATGGAATTTATACACGCAAAATGATCCTATTGAAATTAGAAAAGCAGGAGTATCTCCCGTAAGAGATGTTTATGATTTTGTAGAATTAGAAGCAAAAGATGGAGATACGCTTTATTTTATAAAAGGAGAAAAAGACAGTAAAGACCCACGTTTTGTAAGAATACCTTCTTATGCTGAAAAATTTAATAAAAAAATTAACATAGAATATATTAATGTGCCTGACCAATTTTCAAGATCAGAAAAACCAGTATCAGGTACTTTAATGCGTACTTTTATTAAAGATAATGATAAAGAATCTTTTATTGATGGTTTACCTTTAGGAGTAGACGAAGAAGCAGCTTGGAATACAGTAACAAATTTAAAAGAAGATTTATATGATCCTAATGAACCTGATTTAGCATTTATGAGGAGTAGTGAATTTAAAGCAGGCTTACCCGATGGTTCTAAAAAAGATATACCAAGAAAAGGAGATCAAATACATAGAAGACAAGTTAACCCCCATGCTCATATGAGTGAAGATGCTCAATTTGAAAAAGGTAAAGTTTTACATGTTTATGATTTTGATGATACTATAGCTCAAGTAAAAACAAATATAAAAACTATTATTACAAGTCCTAACGACCCTGATTTTTTTCAAGAATTAGAAATATCATCTACTGAATTTCCAGAAAAAAGTAAAGAATTAGAAGCAAGATTAGGTCATTTAGATATTACCTATGACTTTAAAGATTTTGAAAAACAAATAGGAGATGCTATTATAAACACAGGGGTAGTAAATAAACTTAAAAAATCCTTAAGTAGATCAGACATAAAAACAACTATATTAACAGCACGTTCTATAGGTCATCCTGTTACTAGATATATGAGAGAAGAATTAGGATTAGATGCTTATGTAGTACCTTTAGGTTTACAAGTAGATGGTAAAGTAACAGGTCAAGATAAATCTAATTGGATAGAGGATCATATAAAAAAAGGATATCAAACAATTTATTTCATAGATGATAGTGAAGAAAATAGAATAGCAGTAAATGCTTTAAAAGATAAATATCCTGATATATTTTTAAAAGTAGAAAACCCAGCAGATGTTAGTGAATTAATGATAGGTATGATGACAGAACCTAAAAAGAAAAAACATACTAAAAATCTCAAACGTTTAAATAAAGACCTTAAAAAACAAGGAAATCAATATATGAAAGTACCTAATTACTTAAAAGGTACTCTTACAAGAAAATTATATGAAGAAAAATTTGCAAACCATTCAACAAGCGCTGCTAGAATAGATGATATTATTATACCATTAGAAGTAATGGATACACCAGAAAAACAAGTTATGGGTATGTCAGGCAGAAATGAAATGGAAAAAGGTATGATTTTTCCTTATGATCAAGTTTCTCAAAAAGATTTCCATATGGAAGGATGTAAAATTCCTTTAGATATTATCTTTATTAGGGGAGAAAAAATAACTAAAATCCACCATAATTGTCCTCCTTGTAAACAAACACCTTGTCCTAAATATTCAGGTATGGCAGATAATGTTTTAGAATTACCAGGAGGTTATTGTAAAAAAAATAATATAAAAGTAGGGGATGAAATTAATCTTAATTTAGCTTATGCTGATAATAAACCCTTATATCCTTTAAGAGAAAGAAAACTTACTAAAGGAGAACTTAAAGATAGAGAAAGAATAGCTAAAGATTTACCTGATAAAGAATTTAAAAAACGTTATGGTAAAGATTGGAAATCAGTAAAATTAGCTACAGCAACTAAATTAGCTAAAAAGAATGAAAATTATCCTCCCTATAAAGTAGATCAAGTACAAAAAGTAAGATATCAAGCAAGTGATACTTTTACAAATAGTCCTAAACAAGCTAAAAAAAGAGGTTACTTAGAAGAAATAGGAATAGATTTATCAAATTATAAAGGACAAATACTTCCAGGTGATGTTTTAAGAGCACCTAAGGGCTTTCCTTTAGGAGGTAAAAAATTAGAAAAATCACTACAATTAAAAGTAGTTAAAAATAGTAGAGAAGGAGTAAATAGATATAAATTATCTTTAGAGGATAAAAATGGTAAAAAATATACAGTAAGAAACTTTCAAATGGATGGAGAATATAAAGGCAAAAAATTACCTAAATGGGGTTTAGTAAGAAAATCAAAAAAGAATATAAAAGAAGGAGATACCTATGAAAAAATGGCTGCTAAAGGTAAGAAAAAAGGCAATTTAAAACAAGGTACTGTTAGAAAAAGATTAAAAATTAAAGCAGGAGATAAAATTCCTTTATCTAAGATAACTAAGGCAATTTCACGTATAAAAAAAATGAAAAACCCAAGTGAAAAAAATAAAAAATTCCTTAAAGCTTTAAATTTAGCTAAAACTTTAAAAACTACTACTAATCTTAGTTCTAAAAAAGAAAATATAGATCCTAAACCTTTTTTTC